CCAGAGGCGTCCGAGACGCAGTACAGGCCGACCGAGCTGCCAGCGGTGACGCGCACCGACTGCACGAACAACGGCTCCTGGTCGAGCGTGATAGTGGTGCCGGACGACTGAACGACGGCGGCGGAAACCTTGATCATTTCCGTGCCGATGTGCTGCTTGCTGATGGTGATAGCCATTGGAGGCCTCCTACGAGAGCGCGGCGAGGACGACGCGCACGGTGACGGGTGCAGTGCTGGAGTTGTTGGTGACGAGCAGGCCGCTGGAGTACGAGTTGTTCGTGCGCGATACCACGATGAACGTGCCCGTGGTGCGCAAAACAGAACCCGAGGGCTGGTCCGAGACGCTGACCGACCCGGTGGCCTGGACGAACAGGAACGCGGCGTCCGAGTTGAGCAGGGTCGTGGTGGTGAGCAGCTGCGCGCCGCTCGCCGCCAACGTGAACACCTGCTCCGACACGGACTTCGCGGACAGCGCCTCGTCCACCTGCACGGCAGACTCGGTGCCGCCTGCTACTGGCAGCGTCGGCGCGACCGTGAGCGCCCCGGACAGGCGCACCGTGCTCGGTGTCGAGACGAGGCTCATGGACTAGCCCTTCACCTTGAACGGCGAGGGTGCGGGGGCCATCGGCATCGAGGCGGCAGCGGTCAGCTCCCCGAGCGACGGGGTGGCTGGCACGTTGGCAACGAACGACCCCTCGGCCTTGGCGACCTCGGCCATGACGTTGCCCTGGGGGGCGGCTTGCGCGATGTGGGTGAGCGACATGGCGGGACTCCTACTTCCCGCCCGCGAGGGCGGCGAAGGGCTTGGGCTGGCCCATCAGCTTCGCGGGCTGCGAGGCAGGGGCAGGGGTGGGCGAGTACGTGCCGTAGTGCGCGTCGTAGTAGCACGCGACCGTGGGGCACGCCTTGTTTTTCTCGGCTTCCATCACGTACTCGTAGCTGGGGCGGTGGGCCATTGTGAATCTCCTACCCGCCGCCGAGGCGGAACGGGACAGACTGCGCCACGGGGGCCTTGGGCGTCGTGCCCAGACCAGCGGCGGGGTCAGCGTAGTGCTGGCCGGGGGAACCCACGGGAGACGACATCGGCACGCCAGCCTTGGCGTCGTAGTCGGGCGTGGCGAGCATCCCGGAGGCGGTGCCGATGCTCTCGGCCTGCGTGCGCGAGGTACGCAGCGGCGCACCCTTGATTCCTTGGAACATCAGCGGCCTCCTTTCAGACCAGCGAACGGCTTGCCGCCAGCCGGGATCGGGCGCGGGCGGGGGAAAACATCGGGGGTGAGATTCCCCTTGGCGGCGTCCTGCGCGGCGGTCGGTTTCGCGCTCGACAGCTCTGGCAGCGCGGCGTCACGTCCGACGACACCCTGGGGCATACGCCCCAGCTTCATGTCGCGGAATGCGGCGACTTCCTGTTCCAGCGTGTAGTCGGCCATTATTCCTCCTCGCCCTCATCCTCGTCGGACTCCTCGGCCTCGTAGGATTCATAATCGCAGCGACCACCCATCAGCTTGTAGAGCGCGAGGGCGACCGCATACGGCTCGTCGAATCCCTTGCCCTTGCCCTCGGGGTCCACGGCGGCGACCGCGCGCTCAAACAGCGGCACGTCGAGAACGGCCTCGGGGGCCTCGTCCTCGTCGGGGTCGAATCCGCGCAACATCGAGGCGATTTCGTCGGATTCCTCGGCCATTTCCACGGCCTTCCGCATCATCTCTTGCATCGCGGAGGCGGCGGCGGGCTTGGCCTCGGCCTTCGCGGTCGGCGGGGGCGGGGAAGCCATACCAGCAAATGCCCTGAGCTTCGACACGTCCATCGGGTCACTCCGTCAGCAGGCGACTCGCTGCGCCCGCACTGGTAATCGGTACACGTTCGCCGCCCCTTACAACGTACCCGGGACGGCCCCATGACGCGCGCCACGCCACAACACGGCTGCGGTCGTTGGGGCGGTTCGGGGGCTGCGAATACCTGCGGCCCCAGAGTTTGGACGACACGCGGTTGTCGCGGGGCATCTCCCACCCGCCCATCGGGGCCTCGCCCCCGAGCGTGGTGTCAATCTGCCGGGCGTCGGGGAGCAGGCGTCCAGCGTCGAGGCCCACGGGGCGGGCGACCTGCCCGTGCAGCACCAGGGAGTCGGGAGCCACCCGGTTGTCGAGAGGGCGACCCGTTGCGTCGTCTACGCGCTCGGTCCAGCGGCCCCCCATGTCGGGCAGCAGGTCGCGGGATGCCTCGATTCCCCGCATATGCGCTGCGTTGTACGCGAACGACATCTCCGTCCGCACGATGCGCTCGGCCCTCCAGAACTGAGCCTCCGTCTCCTCGCGCACCGCACGGATCGCGTCGTTCGGCGTCCCCCCCGTGGCGAGGGTCGCAGCGAGACGCTGCTCGACAGCCTCGACCACCGCGCCCCCGTACCGCTGGAACGACGCCCGGTGGACGCGCAGCAGGGACGACCTATCCGCGTCGATGATGCCCGCGAACTGCGCCGTCTCCTCGATAGGCAGCACCACCGTCGCCCCGTTGAACTCGCGTTCCTGCGTGGCGACCTCGCGGATCAGATTCCGCAGGGACGCGATTTGCGCCTCCCGCGACTGCTCCCCGAGCAGGTTCGACGCACGCGGGACAAACGCGAGCTGTGCCGCGCGCACCTGGGCAATCAGCCCCCGGGCCTGCACCGCAGAGAATCGGTCGCCTTTTCCCTCGCGCACCAAGGCGTCGAGTTTGCGCTCCAGCTCGACAGCCACCTGATCGTACAGGCGGCGCACGGCGTCCACGCTGCGCCCCTCGATCAGACGCTGCGCGGCGCGCTCGTGAATCTCCAGCACCTCGCGGACCCGGCGCTCTGCCGCGGCGTCCGCCGCCCGCACGATTGCCATCAGTACCCCGCAGCGGCGGCAGGCCCGCCCGTGGCGCGGTCCTCCGCGTGAATCTCATCGTGGCACTGGGCGCAGACGGTCACGAGGTTGGTTAGCGTGTTGGCCCTGCCCTGCGAGGCCAGCCACCGCGAGGCGGGGTGCCGCAGGTCGCCCTTGTGGTGCACGTCGAGCGGGTGGTCGGTGCGCCCGCAGCGGTGGCAGCGATACTCGTCGCGCCGCAGCACCCCGAGCACCAGCGAGGGCGGCAGACCCCCGACGCCGTTCGTCTTGAGCGTTGCCCCACGCGCCGCAGCCTCCGCACGCAGCACGTCGAGCGCGCGGGCCTCCTGCGGGGACAGGCTCGGTCCCGCAGGGCGTTCGCGCGTGGTGGCGTACCGCAGCAGCGTCGGGGTTGGCATCGACCTAGCCCTTCGCCTTGGCGCGGCGCAGCTTGACCACGCCGGGGACTTTGACGCGCTCGGGGAGGGACTTCATCGCCCGCTTGCTCGTCTCCGCGACGAACTTCTCAGCGGTTCCCGCAGGGATTTCCCCACGCTTCTGGGCTGCGAACAGATAACGCAGCTGGGCCAGACTCTTTACAGGCATCGGTCAGTCCCCCCCGGGGGTGGCGTCGGTGTCGTCCTCGTGGGAGCACCCGCCGAGATTCAGCTGCTCGATCACCTCAGCTTTGAGCAGTTCCAGCGCGCCGATTCGCTGCGTGGCGGGGAGGGTGTCTGTCCAGTAGCTAGACAGCCGCCCCCTGCGGTCCCACGCCACCACCATGCAGTCACGGTACTCTCCGCGGCGGGCCTGCCCGAGCGCGTTCCGCAGCAAGCTGGTGCAGGCGAACTTCTGCGAACCACCGTCCAAGTCCTCGGTAGACCAGAACTGCGTGTCGATTTCGGCCTCGGCGCTCACGCTTTCCCCGCTTTCCGCAGGCGATTCATAATCCCCTGCGCCCAGTTGATCCCCGCGCGCCCGCCCCACAGTTTGATTGCGATTGCGCGCGCGCTCGGCCCACCGTCCGTCGGGGAGGACTCGGGCTGGTCGAGGTGACGGGCGAACGCAGACATTCTGGCGACCGTCGAGCGGGAGACGTTGCGACCACCCGATAGGTCACGCGCGCGGGCTACGCCGACAGGCGTCCCGCCGCGACCGAACTTGCGGCGCAACTCCAGACCGTGCGCGGCGGCGCGGGCTGCGGATTCGGGCGGCTTGAACGAGTCTGCCATCACTTCCCTCCCTTGGCGCGGCGCAGTTTGACCAGCGTGGAGACGGGGGTCGGCTTGGACAGCGGCTCCCCCGACAGGGCCGTGCGCTTGCGGCGGATCGCGCTCTGTATCTGCTTGGCGGTCATCCGGGCAGCACGCGAGGCAGGGACACATTTCGGATAGGCGCGGCGCTCGGCCTCCGAACGTCCGCACGGCTCAAACCCGCCGCCCTCCTTGGGCCGGGACAGGTCCACCCACCGCTCGCCAAACCATTTGCCGAGGCCCATCTAGGATTCCCCCGCTTTGGGCGAGCGGAACTTCCCGCCCCGCAGCTTGTAGAGGCGCACGAGCTGTCCCGACGCATACGCCGAAGGCCAAGTCGTGTACGACGACTTGACCTGGGCCTTGATCCGCTTCCACAACTTGGGATTCGTCGGGATGCCCTCGCGCGACACGACTACCTCCCCGACGAGCCAGATTGCAGGGTTTCCTTGGGGCCGCGGTCGAACTCCACCAGCACCCAATCGGGCAGCTTGGCGGCAGCGCGCTCGGCCTCCCGCGAGCAGGATTTGCACGCGAGGCTGTCACCGAGGCGCACGATTGGACCGTAGGTGGTGGGCTGCGTGGGTAGCGTCCCCTCGTTATCGAGCAGGATTGCCGCGAGCACGCGCGGGTCAGCCCGTTTGCGAAACTCCTCCTCGGTGCAGAGGCTGATAATCCGCAGGGACGGGGCACGCCCGCACTGGCAGCGCCGACCACCCCAAGCGTATTTGCGGTGGGCTTCCAGCGGGGTCATCTTGCCGCCCATAAACTGCTTGAACTGACTCATTTGTCACACTCCGTATTGGCGCGCCATGTCGCCCCACAGGTTTCCGTCGTGCCCGTGTCCGTATCGCAGGGCGCGGTCGTCCAGGTACACGTCCGCGATGGGCTTGCCCTGCTCGCCGTCGTCCACCACGTCCACGAGGCCGCGCAGCTCGCGGTCGCAGAACGTAAGCATCTGATCGAACCGCGCTTGGTGGAGCGGGCGCGCAGTCAGCCACGCAGCGTCGTTGACCTGCCGCAGCCCGAGGCGCACCAGCGGGTCGAGCTGCGGGGACACCCGTAGGGCGCGATTCGCGCGCGCCGAGTAGACGATGACGACGTGCCCTGCCCGCTTGATCGACTGCAACGCCTCGCGCGCCCCGGGGACGAGGCGCAGCGGGGTCGTCACGTCAGAGAACGCGACAGGCTCGACCAGCGTGCCGTCAAAATCGATGGCGAGAATCACTCGTCAGTCCCCGGCTTCGCCACCAGCGCGCGGGCCTCGTCCTCCCCGATACCGGGGAACGACAGCGTGATTGTCCGCACCGCGACCTCGGGGTCGAGCTCCCCGCGCGCCGTCTGTTGCACAATATCCAGCAACGCCGTGATCTGCGCCCCGTTCAGCGGTGCGCTCGGGGCGACCACAGGGGGCAGCGGTTCCGTGCCGCCCAACGACTCCCCGGGGGCGAGGCCCGACGCCGCAGAGTCCAGCGCGAGCGTGCGCGCCGTCTCGGCACCGCGCACCCGGTCGAGCAGTCCCTTGGAGTCCTCCTCGGCAAAATACGGGGCGACCAGCGCGACCGCAGCGGTGTCGTCCACGATTTTGCCCGACAGGGCCATGACCGCAGTCTCGACCGCGAGTTTGGCCTCCTCCAGCGTCGGTTCGGTGTACCGGGGCCACGCCACGCGCAGGATTTCCCCGGTTCCCGGCTCGCGGCGGCGCTTCTCGATCACCCGACCCGCAGCGTCTCGGATCAGCTTGGGGGCGAGCAGCACCTCGCCGCGCACCACGCCGCCGTCCTCGGTGGGGCGGGCCTCGGAAACCAAGCGCGCCGCGCGCAACATTTTGTGCAGCAGCGGCTTGATTCCGCGCTCGGTGTACTGCTCGCGCAACATATCGGCCCTAGCGAACATCGCAGCGTGGGCGCGCTCGATCTCGGTGGCGGTGCGGGCAGCGGTCCCCGTCCCGTCCTCCAGCACGCAGCTCGTCACCTCCAGCACGCGGCGACGGTACAGGTCGGCCAGCTCGCTCGCAGACTTGGCTCCCACGCCCTCCAACTCCAGGTATTCCGCACGTCCATCGCTCGGGAGTTTGATTGGCGCGCGAGAGCCCTTCGCCAAATCGGGCGGGAGGTCGGCGTTCGTAGAAATCACCAGCGTCGGGTCGGCGTTCGCAATCGTGCCCGTCTGCGCCTGCGCCAAGAGCATGTCGATAGCGTGAATCATCTCAAACGCGCCGTGGCAATCCGGGTCACCGTCGATATCGTCCAACACTGGGGTGTTTTGCACCCAGACCGCGGGGCACTCCCCGAGGCCGTGCTGCACCTCGGACTCGACCTCCCACACCGGGAGGCCCTGCTCGACGGGGATCGAGCGGAACACCACGTCACGCTGCGCGTCGATCAGACGGCGGTACCAGAACGGCACCTCGCGCACGAGGCCCGATTCGTGGTCCAACACCTCGCGCGGGTACTGATACAGGATTTCCAGCCGGGACAGCTCCCAGGTGTGGCGGTCGCGGAACGTCGGAATACACCAGCGGGGGTCGTGGACCTCCAGCACGGGTTTCCCGTTCACGAACTGGAATCCAACACAGGCAGTCCCCTGCGCGCCGCCCATCATCCGGGCCTGCATCCACGCAGCCCAGAACCGCGACCCCTCAATCAACGCGCCGACGAAATCGTCGGTCTGTTCGTCGTCCTCGACATGCACGCGGGGGTGCCGCTGGTCGCTGAACAACAGCGAGGTGAATCGGTCCACAATCACGCGCCCGAGCGCGTAGGGGGCCGAGGGGCGGCGATACCGCAGGGGCAGCAGCGCCCCCGCGTCGTAGAAGCCCGGGGGGATAAACGCCCCCGAGCGAACCGCCTCAGATTCAATCTGGCTGATTGCCTGCCCTCCGTCCCAATCCACGCGGCAGGAGGAATACCCCTCGCAGCGGTAGACCGCCCACGCTGCGTTGAGCCGCTGCTGCCGAGGGGACAACCCTTTGAGTCGGATTTCGGACAGGACCGCAGGCTGGTCGTGGACTGCCCCACCACCAGCGATTTTGCCGAATATCTTTTGGAACACGCTGAAATCCACCACGGTCCCGCTTGACATCACATATCCCCCAGGCGGCGCAGCAGTTTCCAGTGTCGGCGCACCGCACGCACAGCCGCTGTCTCTAGTCGCCAATCACCGGGGAGAGTGTCGTACCACCGAGGGCCGCGCTGCTCTGCCGCGCAGGCCCGCACCCCGATTTTGATGGCTTCGTTGTAGTGGTGTTTCGCCCTGCGGCGGCGCATCGCCCGAGTCATTCGTCGTAGTCCTTTGGCTGGAGAATACCCACCACCGATACGGCGGCGAGCAGAAGCATGACGATTAGCACCCAGGCGATGCCCATGCCACACCTCGATTGTTAGGCGATTCGCGCGTCGTTCGGGTTGTACTGCTCGTAGGTCGTTTTGCCGCCGACCTTGAACATCGCCAGCTTGTCACCGCGCTTGTTCTTCTTGGTCGGGTGCAGCAATCCAACGTGGACCCAGGTGTGCTCGAAAATAATCTGGTCCAAGGGAATCTTGGCGGCGATCACCTTGTCCATCAGTTCCTTCCACGTCCCTTTCACCGGGTTGAGGTCGGCAGCGAGGCCGTAGGAGTGCGCGCTCGTCGTGGACCCGCCGACAGCCTGGTTCACGAGGTCGGAGCGGTACCCGCTGTTGATTCGCAGGGGGCCGACGAGGGCGCGGATCGGCTCCAACGCCTCGACACAGAGCAGGCGCAGGTTTGCCAGCACCTCGGCATCAGGTTCGTTCGGGATGCCCTTGGTGCGAGCGGTCCCGCTGTGCAGCATCTCGGACAGGCGGAAATGCGGGGACAACTGCTCGTCGGGCACCCTGCCGGTCCCCTTGCACAGCCCGCACCCCTTGCTTTTCCCCCAGCAGCGCGGGCAGTCCATCATCAGATCGGCCATGTCATTTCCCCTTCGCGCTTGTGGCGCGTTTTGCGGCGGTTTCCAGCTTGGTGACGCGCTTGCTCACGGTGTCGATGCGTTCCCCCAGGCGCGCCTCGACTTTGGCGGCGTCCTGCGACGACTCCTCGACGCTGGCGAGTGCGGCCTGTGCCCGTTTGCCGAGGTCCGCGAGGGACTGCTCGGTCGAGGCGAGGCGGGCGTCAATCGCCCCCGCACGCTGCTCGGCGGCAGCGACTCGGGCCTCCAGCGCAGCGCGGGCGACCCCGCACGCCTGGTGTTGGTCCTCCCCCTGTTTCGACTTCTGCTCCAACTCCAGCTTCTTCAGCTCGTAATCCTGTTCCGCCTTCTTTTCCGCAGTCTCCTTGCGGGATTGGAACAGGTCCTTGACGAACTTCAGCATGACGCCAGACCCGGCGAGGGCGGCGACACCCGCCACGACGGCCATCGGGGAAACGTCTTTCTGGCCCGCCAACGCCATGAGCTGCGCGGTGGGGTCGGCAGGGGCAGGGGCGGGCTGCGCCACCACGGCCTGCGTCTGTGCAGGGGCGGCAACTGGGACGCCCCCCGGGGTGAGGGCTGGTGTTGGGACGGGTGCTGGAGGGGTTGGGATCGGCTCGGGCATCGGCGGGTGCTCCTGTGCGCGCCGAGGGGCCTGCGGCTCCTCGACGGTCAGACAGAGGCCCTGCGGGATTTCGCACCCCGACAGGGCCAGCGATTGCAGATCGCTTGTCTTTACGCACCCAGCGGCGTCGAGCAGGTCACTTGGTATCTGGCACAGCACCGGGCACCTCCGTCGTCACACGCACCACGTCCACGCGCACGCGGGGGCGTCCCCGCTGCGTCTCGGCCACGACCTCGATCCGATCCCTCGGCATCCCCTGCGCCACGAGCTGCGCCACCACACGGTCGAGGGCCTCGCGGGCCTGCCGTTTCGACCACCCCCACCCGGTCAGACGGACCAACGTCACCTCGGCGTGCTGACCGAGCGCAGGGGTCTGGGCAACGGGGGCCGCTGGCGGGGTTGCGGGCGGCGTTTGCGGCTCGGGTGGGGGTTGCTCGGGTTGCGGTGCCTCCAGCGCGACTGGGGCCGTTTGTGGCGGTGTCGCCTCGACGGGTGCGGGGGGCGTCTCGGGAGGCGCAGCGGGTGCCCAGTAGAACTCCAGGTACGCCCCGACCTCCCCAGGGCTGTCGTCGTCGGCCAGCGCAGGTGGGGAGGCCACCAGCGCGGCTAAGACGGCGACACGGCGCACCTGCGCCTGTGGAGGCAATATGCTGCGAAGATTCATCCCCCTGTCCCTAGCCCTCGTCGCTGCGTGCGACGGCGACCCGATCACCGCGAAGGTGATGTCCGGGGCCAGCACGCTGCACCGCACGAGGCCCGCCGAATGCCCCGGTGGGACCGTGGTCGAGATCGGGCTGGACGACGACAAGGACAAGGCTCTATCGGACGCCGAGGTGGACGTTGTGATCCCGCTCTGCCCGGGGGCGACAGGCCCGCAGGGGGAGACAGGGGCCGCAGGTCCGCAGGGCGCAACCGGGGTGGCAGGTGCAGACGGCAAAGACGGGATCGACGGGGCGGTGGGGCCGCAGGGGCCTGCCGGGGTGGACGGTGCACCGGGTACTGCGGGGCCTGCTGGCCCTCCCGGCGCTGCTGGTGTGGACGGTGCTGTGGGTGCTCCAGGTGACGTTGGTCCTCCCGGTGCTGCTGGTGTGGACGGCGCGCGAGGCCCTGCGGGAGTTGATGGTGCTGCGGGACGAGACGGGGCCGCAGCCGCCTTCCGACAGGAGGCGTTGACCCCAGGCGATGTGTGCTCCCGGGGTGGTGTGCGCCTTGTGTACGGGTCCGACGACGACCACGACGGAGTGCTCGGCGCGTCCGAGGATGACGGCGCGGTGCTGGTGTGCTCGCCCGACTGCGGCGTGTACCAGTGCGGCGGGGCGTGCGGCGTCTGCGGGGCTGGATACGCCTGCGCCTCGGGCCTGTGCGGGGACGTGGACGAGTGCGCGGCCCCCGAGGCGTGCGGGGCCAACGCGGCCTGCACCAACACCACTGGGACGTTCACCTGTGCCTGCCTCGACGGATACGAGGGCGACGGACAGACCTGCACCGCGGTCGCTGTCTGCACGGGCCTCGTCTGCGATACCGGGTGCGTGCAGCCCGCCGAGGACGTGGACAACTGCGGGGCGTGCGGGATTCAGTGCGGAGCGCACCAAGCGTGCGTGGCTGGCGTGTGCGTCGGGAGCGGGCAGCTGCGATTCAGCTCGACGTGGGACCGCCCCGGGGACATCGACGTGTGGGTGACCACCCCGAGCGGGGCCTCGATTGGTTGGCAGCGGCAGACCGCAGACGGTGGGCGGCAGGACAAGGACGACACGCAGGGGCAGGGGCCAGAGAACATCTACTGGGAATCCGCCCCGCCGCTCGGCGCGTATCACGTCTGCGTGGCAACGAACTACCTGCGCCCCGACGCTGCGCGCCCCGTCACCGTGACCGTGGTGGTCGCACGGCCCTCAGCCGAGGACGAGACGTTCACCGCCACGTACACGGATTCGCGCTCGTTCAGCAGCACCATGCGGTGCGCCCCCGGGCACCCCACCTACCTCGGCAGCGTCGAGGTGTTCTGACGCGAGAAGGGCAACCCTCCGGGATTTCTGGAGGGTTGCCCTTAGTAACGCGCGGGGTTCATAAATACCGCGGTCGCATATGCAGCAAGACTACCCGAGCAAGCAAAAGTCCAGCGATATTTGTTGTGCTCCGACCAAATCCGATGGGTTGGTCCATATCTGTTCGTCAGCACGCTTCCGCGCACCAGGTTTTAGCGACCCAGTAACGGCAGACATCCAGGGGCGGAACGGACGCCAATCTGCACTAGGCCCCTCATGGCAAACCACGTCACCAGGGAGTGTGTCGCACCACGCGCCGAGTGCGGCGTAATCAAGGCAAAACGTGCCGTATGCGCCGGTTTGCGCGGCTTTATTGTGCTGGTATGGTGGGTCAATAATCCATGTTGCCGGGGTGGAAACGTCTGCGTGCGAGTAGTCCCCCAGGGATACCCGCCAGTGTTGTATTCCAGGCAGCTGCGCTGCGATCCGCGCACGGATTTCTGGCCCCCACAGAGATGCGGGGGCAGAAGGGCGTATGCGTAGACCGCTGGGGGTCATGCGCCAGTTCCCGCGTGAACCTTGCGATGTCACCCATCGTTGTAACAGCAGCATTTCGGGACGAGGCAAACCGAGCGTGCGTATATCGGGGTTTTCTGCAAGGTCTGGCAGCGCAAGAATCTGCTCCTGTGATGCCCCGAGCAGGTATTCCCAGATCGCAACGGTATCTGGGTCGCTGTCGATCAAGTCTACACGCAGTCCTTCCCCATACCGAGTTGCGTACCCAGCGCCACCAGCAAAAGCCTCCACAATACGCGGGTGCCTCGGAGGCGGAAGTTTGCCCGCCAGCAGCCAGCGTGACCCATAGTGCTTGAAAAATGGCCGCATGTTGTGTGTCTCCTTGACGTGTCTCGGCAGCGTCGAGGTGTTCTGACCCCGGCTGGTAACGCGCGCGTTCCTAGCGGTTCTCGTTAGGAACGCGCGCGTTCTTTTCACGGGTGCCTACCTGCGGCGCAGGTCCACGGTGAGTCGTTGCACCGTTCCGCCCGTGGTCTGCGGATACAGCACGTCGTATGCGGCGGCGAGCGCGTCCACCTGGTCGTCGTGCGCGTCGGCCACACCCGTGAACGACAGCACCTCGTCCACGAACGGCGTGGCCCAGGGGGAGTTGGTCGGGACCAAAATCCGCCCGCTGTTCCACGCGCTCGCGACAGGCTGCGCCCGCAGGAACTTGTCGCCCTTGGGCGGCAGGGCCTCGATGCCCACCCCCATCGACTGCATGAGTTGCACGACGCCCTGTTCGGTGCCTGCCGCGTACCAGCGGGGGAGCGCCCCGGCGTATCGGTTCCGCAAGGCACGCAGGGTCTGCGCGAACTGAGGGGCCTCGACCTGCTGCCTCACCACGTCGAGCACGTAGCAGCGCCCGTCCTCGCCCGTGCCGAGCACCACGGCGGTCGAGTAGTCCGCACGGGTGCGCGCCGTGTAGGCGAGGTCGATGCCGATTGCCAAACGCCACTGGTTCGCACGGACGACGTGCGTTTGCGGGTCGTAACTCTGCACGTTGCGGAATACCGCGCCGCCTCGGGGCCGAGGGTGCCCCATATACAGCGACGACCAGGAATACTCCCCGATTGCCGCGCGCCGCTGAATGAGGTCGTTTGCCGAATACCGCTCGGGCCACAGAGGCGTGCCGTCCTCGTTCACCGCAGGGAGGTTGATCACCTCCCAACCCTGTTTGGACAACCGTCCTGCGAGGTCGTCCTCGTGCCAGCGGGTGTGCACGACGATTGCCGAGGCGCGCGGGTGCAGACGGGTCAGCGCGGCGTCTGCGAACAACCCCCAGACCTGCTCGCGCTGCACCACGGACTCGGCCTCGACGCGGGACTTGTAGGGGTCGTCCACGATCAGCAGACCGTCAACGCTCTTGCCCGTCAGCTGGCCGCGCACACCCTCCGCAATCAACCCACCACCGCGAGCGGTGCGCCAGCGGCGCATCCCACCCGGCTTCTCGGGCATATCCACGCCCGCGTCGCCCACGATCAGGCGAATCTTGCGGGATCGGTCGGAAGCCAGCGTCCCCGCGTAGGTGACGTAGGCGTGCGTGCGCTCGGGGTCTTGCGCGAGGTGCCATGCGAGCGCGTGCAGCAGCGCCTCGGTCTTGCCGTGCTGCGGAGGGGCCGACACGACCGCACGCACAGGCTCGGTACGCGCCCGCTCCAGCAGGTCGAGCAGCGGGGCGAGGTGCCTTGGTGACGCGAGGACACCACCCGACACCCGCTCCATAAACGCGCCCAACGGCTCGGAGGCTCCCATCAGCTCGGAGGCGCTGCCGGGGGGCAGGCACAGCATCCGACGATTCCAGACACTGACCGGGGTGTCTCTGCGCCGCTGCTCGATGCGGTGAGCGGGCCAACGCATCGGCCACGTCGAGACGCCCTGCACGTCCACGACGGGCGTGCGGTGCACGACGTACTCGGGAGAGGCAGCGAGTCGGGAGATTGCGTCCTCGGGGTGCCCGGGCGTCCCCAAGGCAATCACCCGCCCGCGCTCGGACAGGGACGACAGCACCGAGCCGCGCAGCCACTCCCACACGGCTGCGCGCGCGGTCGGGGTGCGGACGTGCTCGTCCGCGAGGCAGTCGTCGAGAATCACGAGGTCGAACGGACAGCGCACGGGAATCGCGCCTCCGATTCCGACTGCCTGGATATTCGGCTCGGCCCCGCGCCGCCCCTTGATCGACACCGCGCGGGCTTGCGGTGTCGATTCCAACGCCATGCCGGGGAACACCGACCGCAGTTCCAGCGACACGTCGAGGTAGCGGGCAGCGAGGCGGGCAGCAATCTGGGCAAGGGGCAGCGTGCGTCCCACCACCAGCACACGGAAATCGGGGTTGTGCCCGAGCTCCCACAGGGCGCGGGAGCTGGCGAACGTCGTGCGCCCCGACTCGTCGTGCGCCCAAATCACCAGACGGTCGTGCTGCGCGGCGAGCTGGTGCCACCGCTGCTGCTCGGCGGTGGGTCGGATACTGCTCCCGGTCGCGGTGCGCTCGTCCCGATACACCAGCGCCGAGAACTCTGCGGAGTCGTGGCGGGCAATCACGACTCGGGCTGCGCGGGCCTGCTGCGCGAGGTGACGCAGCTCCAGCGTCTCGGTGCGGATAATCCGCGCCCCGGGGCGGTCGCGGGGTTGGTCGGTCAGCATCCACCCTCCGGGGCGTGGTCCACTGTCCGACCCATCTGCCGCAGCCCCTCGCGCAGCCTCCGCACCTCGGCCACCAGTGCGGGCACGTCGGACGTGGACCGCATCACGGCGTCGTCGTGCCAGGGGGACGTGCCTCGCAGGGCGACGTGCGCCCGGGCCTCGATTGCGTCCAGCTGTTCGTCGGTCATTGGTACTCCGTGCGGGCACCACGCCCGCGTGAATCACTAGGCGGCAGCGCCGCCCTCCAGCACCGACAGACCCATCGCGCGCGCCCTGTCGAGCGCGGCCTTGGCGTCCTCGATTTCCCTCGCCGCCTCGGCGGGGGTCATTTCCAACGTCTGCACCCCGATAATCGCGGTGGGCGACCCTAGATGCAGGCGCTCCAGCTCCACCACGATCTGCGAGGCGTACACCGCATCTTTGACGGTGCTGGCGATTTGTCGCATCAGCGGGGCGGCATCCAACGGGTCGATCTGCCCAGACAGGATTGCGGCGCGCAGCTGGTCCGCGAGGTGGGACACGGCGGGCTGGAGTTTCGCCAGCGACCCGAGCAAACCCAACGTGTTTGCGCGAGACAGGCGCACCATCTGCCCCTCTTGCGTGCGGGCCTCGACAGCCTGCCTGCGGGCAGCGTCCCGCTCCTCCTCGGCTTTGCGTGCGGCCTCCCGGCGTGCAGCGATCTCCTGCTGTTGGGCCGCGATGCGTTCGTCGTGCTCCCGCTGGATCAGCGCGGCGCGGGCCTCGATAGATTCCTCCTCCAACACCTCACGGATTGGGCGTGCCCAGGCGTGTGTGTCCGTCCAGCCAGTGTTCCACGCTCTGGTCGCCATTTTGTGCGACGTGTTGGCGAGTTTTGCCGCGCGATTGTGGCGTGCTGGCTCCTGTCGGTAGGCGTCCAGCAGCAGCGTGTAGACCTCGGGTGAGATTCGTGTGATCGCCATGCGTTCCCCCTGTGCGTTGGGCGCGGTCGGGATGCGATTGGGTGTCGTCGGGGTGTCGGAGTGCCCGATGTTGCCCCGATTGGGTATCGCAGGATGCCCGATGCGGTTCCCCAGACTCCCTAATCGGGAGCCCATCGGGGTGTCAACGGGCATCGTTGGGGTGTCGTTGGGAGTCTATTGGGGAGCGGCGTACCCAACCGCTGGATGGAACGCACACGAAAACGCCGCGTGCGCGACCGTGAGGGGCGCAGGGGGCGCAGGGGGCGTGCGTGGTGTGGGTGCTACCAGGTGCCGGGGGTGTACCCGAGAGCGTCCATGATCAGCGCGACCTGAGGCCGCTCGGCCAGCGCCCGGTCGAACAGCGCATATGCCTTGCTGGCGCGTTTGGCCATTTCGACCCGGCCGGTGGCGATGGCGAACTGCGCAGCACGCAGGGCTTCCGCTCGGAGGTGACGCGGGCCGAGGTGTTGGGCCAACCGGGAGCCGTTCTGTATGCTGGTGTCACAGTCACCAACGGTCGCACCGGGAGCTACGCAGATCGTGATCCGCATCGAGGTCGCCAGCGGGTACGTCCAGCCGTACAGCAGCCCATCCTCGTATGGGGCGTACTCGCCCACGTCCAGCGCGGGCAGGACGAACCAATCGCCCCCCGCTTCCCCCCACTTCTCAACACGGACTGTCTCGCCGCCAGCCGCTTGGATGGCCGCGTCCCACGCGGCACCGTCTGAGGCTTGCTTGCGCCCCTTGCCGCACAGCCAGCGGGCGAAGGGGGTGCGGGCAGTACCCTCGCCGCCTGCGTCCAGGATGCCGCCGACGCCCCGCCCCTCCAGGAGCGCGAGGGAGACGAGAAGGTCGTACACGTCCTCCGCGCAGACGGCTCTGGAGGCGCACTCCTGGAGCCAGAGGACGCGAGCAGCGGCACGCTCGCTGCCGCCACTGCGAGACAGGAGGTCGGCCAGCGGCCCCGTCACTCCTTGGACCCCCAGAGCCGCAACAGCGGCGCTTCGCGTCGGCGGGGGCGTCAGCCCCTCGCGGATTGCGGCGTAGTCCACCCCGACGTCGCGGACGTACTCGCGGATCGCGTTGTGGACCTCCGAGGTGGAGGTCGCGTCGTCGAGGGTGTCCCGTCGATAGCGGGGGAGCAGGGAGAGAACGTCGGCGTTGGTGATGGTGGTCATTCGTCGGTCCTTTGTGGAGAGGGGCCGCGCCATGCGGCCCCGGGGGTTGTGGTGGGCTTGTAGGGGGAGGTGTGGCCTAGCGGAACCGCCACTGACCGCGGGCGTTGTACGTGGCGATCAGAGCGTCGTGCCCCGCGAGCGCGGCTTCAGCGGTGGGGAACTCACTCTCGGTCACAGCCACCATTCCGCAGAGTCGGCCCTTCGCGTCCACCTGAGACACGTCGGTGAAATACTGGGGGCCGCGACCGAGGTCCATCGAACCCGAGCGGACCAGATAGTGGAAACCCGCGCGCCCCGTCACCTGCGTCGTCTTGATGATCACGTCCATTTGAGTACCCCTTGCCCCCTCGGGGGCGGTCTCGCTTTTGGTTTGTGAGGGCCGCTCCATGCGCGCCCCCTTGGTGAGAGTGACTATGCCAGAGTGTGCCACACGATGCAACAACTATTTAGGGGGGTGCGTGCGAGGCCCGCCACTGCCGCGACAGTAGCGCGTAGATTGCGTCGGCAGTCGCGGCACGCTGCGCCTCCTCCAGCGAGAACTGGTAGCAGACACTCGTCTCGGACCACACGGGGCCAGCAGGGTCGCCCGGGGTGTCGAGCGTGACCGAGGTACGCGGGGGTGCCTCGCGCTCCCACAGCACGACGACGCGGGCGTCCCCGTAGGTGGCGGTGTAGATTTCGGTGTCCTCCACGACGGACAGGTGCCAATCCAGCGGGGCGATCTGCTCGACCAGTGAGTGCGCGTCGGCGCGCAGGAGGTCGTCTGCGTCGAGGGTCGGGTAGGTAGGCTCGCGGGTCACGGGGCGTCTCCGAGGGGAGGCAGGCCCTCGACGTCGCGGAGGGTGTGCTGGTGCTGCTCCAGCAAGATGCGGCAGATGGAGCGATCCTCTGCGAATCGTGCGGTCTTGACCTCGTACTCGTCGCGCTCGATTCGCTTGCGTAGGTCCGCGAGGATCACGCGGCGCATCTCCTCCCCGCCAGCCCGAAACGCTGCGGAGAGGCAGCGGGCCAGCGCGTTCGCCACGTCGAGGGGGAGTCCGGCGACCCATTCCTCCAGCAGCAGCTGTGCGGTGTCGAGCTGGTCGGGTGTTTGCGTATCGGTCACGGAGCGTCTCCAACAGGGGGCAGCGCGGAGACAACCTCCGCGAGCGTCTGGTGCTGATCGAGGACGAAGCGACTGAACGCGCGATCCTCTGCGAAGCGGGCAGTCTCGACCGCGTGCTCGTCGCGCTCGATGCGCGTGCGTAGGTCTGCGAGGACTGCGCGGCGCATCGCTTCCCCGCCCTCGCGGTAGGCGGTCGTCATCTGGGCGAACAGGGCTTCCGCCACGTCACGCCGCAGGCCCGCGAGCTGCGCCGCAAGCAGCATGTGCGCGGCTTCACCTAGGGGGGTCATCGGTTCCCCTGGGTGGTGAGCAGGAGGGCGCAGGCGATCCCAGCGACGGGGATTGCCAGGATCACGCCGAGGATTGACCCCGCGATGGCGCATGCGACGAGCGCGCCGATCCCGTAGGGGTCACGCCCGGTCTTGATTGCGAGCACAAGCGGGGCGATCCCGCAGACGATGCCAGCGAGCATGCCGAACAGAACGGCGTCGATCAGTTGGGGGGTTTCCATGCGGGGATTCCTTGGGGCGTGCGGTTGAAAGCCCCCCGTGGTGAGCCAATCCCACCACGAGGGCCGCAGGGGGGTGATGCCCCTGCGGAAAGCGGTTACTCCAGCCGGGTCGCAATCTCGGGCACGAGGCCCGCGAGGGAGCGGCAGAGGTTGGCGAGCAGCAGGCGCTCGTCGTTGTTCAGCTCGCGGGTGACGAGCGCGACCGCGAGAGAGAACGCAGGGCGCTCCGGGGGCGTGCTGGCCTCGGGGGCGGTCACGAGAGCAAATCCTCGGCAGTCACGGGGCCGTATCCGGGGTCGTACTGGAGCGCCTCCAGGCATTTCTCGACGCGGGCCAGCGTGTCGATGTCCGCGTCGGACAGCGAGGCCCCCTCGGAGCGTAGGCGGCGCAACATCCCCAACAATCTCGCCACCTCCCACATGAACGACTCGCCCCCGGGCAGTGAGGCGCGCACCTCGCGGCGCACCGCGTTGAGGCGCAGTTTCACGTCGCGCAGCTGCCGCTCCCGCAGGTGGATCGCGTTCGTCGCTGATTTGGCCCACACGTGGTAGTCGGCGGCAGACAACGTGCGGGACTGCGCGCGTACAGCAAGCTGCCGCTGGATTACCGCAATCTGCGAGAGCAGCGTCTCCCGAATCACGGGGAGTTCGTCCAGCGTGGCGACGGTGATTTCCTCGTCGGTGTAGTTGTGCTCGCGCGGTAGTGGATTCTGTGTGGTCATTCTGTCCCCGTATGCGAAGGGCGCGGGGGTTATTCCCCGCGCCCTGTTGACGCGCCGCGGACTCTACTCCGCAGCGGGCGTGGGGTCAGTCACGCCAGAGGGCTCTCGCTCCTCGAAACGGCACAGGTCAAGCAACGCCGCAAGCAGCGGCCTGTGCGGATCGTAGGTGGGCAGCAGATAGCGCAGGTCACGGGCCTCGGCGGGCAGGACGTAGTTGGGGTTCTGATACGCGAGGATCAACCCTTTGATCAGCTCCACGTCGGCGTCGGGAAACTGGTCGGCCTGCGGGGACTCCCCGACCGCCACGACGTTCGTGGACAGCAGATCGGAAAGCACGCCAAACATGTCGGGGGTGACGTGCTTGGCGGCGGTGCGGTACACCACGTCGTTTCCATCATTGTCTTGGCAAATCAGAATGGTCATTTGGGGTTTCCTTGTGCCCGCGCGCTGGCGGGCGATGTGCGGCGGGCGTCATACCCTCCGCACACCTGTATTGCCCCCGACCCCTGCGGGGTTTCTCACCGACGCCGTTTCGGGCGGGCTGCGGGCGCGGGGAGCAGCACCCAGGCGGGCGCGGTGGGCGCGGGCGGCGCGTCGTCCGGGGCCTCCCGGTGCGCGTCGGCCAGCAGCTCAGCCACCTCGCGCGGGTGGCGCGTCCCGCCCAGTGTGTCGATCAGTCGAGCGAGCATCTGCGCGGGGATTTCTCGCGCCTGCTGGCGGGACCAGTGCGGCCACGTCGAGGCGAACGCCTCGGCAATCTGGTCGGGCGTCTGCCCGTAGGCGTAGCGGCGCAGGAACAGGTCGATCCGTGTGGGCGTCTCCCCCTCCAGCGCAGCGCGTACCCGCAGCACAGCCGCGCGGGAGTCCTCGCGCTCCGCGAGCAGGTCGTCCAGCTGCGGCGTAGACTCGTCGGCCAACCGGGGCAGCAGGGCCACCCCGTCGTCACCCCCGGTGCGGGCAACCTCCAGCGACTCCCCCGCCTCCAGTGTGCGGCTCGGTTGCCGCCACCACGCCATGTAGTTTCTGAATGAAACCGCAGGAATCAAGCGGATCATCGCCTCGCGGATATGCAGGTCCACGTAATGGCAGGCGAACGAGAACGGGGCGATATCGGTGCGGGCGAGGTCGTATCTCCCGAGTCCGAGCAGCAGGCCGACGACGCCCTCCGACACCAAGTCCTCGCGCAGCTCGTCGTCAATCGGCTTCTGCTTGACCAGCGAGCGCACACGGAACCGCACCAGTGGGAGCAGGCCGACCACGAGACGGTCACGCGCACGCAGGTCGCCACCCCGCCAGGCGGCGATTAGCGCCTGCTGCTCGGCTCGGGGGAGGTGTTTGCTCACGCGACCCCCGCAGGTGGGTCCAGATCAACCGCCCAATCCGCCACCGCCTCAGCGGCGCGCTCCAGCGCCCCAGGCAGGCCCGGTTCGACGTTCCACGCGCCGTCTGCCAGCACCTCGCGGGCGAGGCGGGCACGACGCCGCAGCTCCGCGACGATGCGCATCTGCATCGACTCCTGTCCCGCCAAATACGCAGCGCGCACGGCGTCAGTACGCGACGGTGCGCGCGGCATGGCCGTCCTCCCAGCAGCGGGTGCAGCGGGCCTCGTAGGCGTCTGCCCCGCCCACGACCACCTGCGCGGTTGAGGCGCTGCGGCGGTAGGATTTGGCAGCGTCGGCCCCGCACACCACGCAGACTGCCGAGAGCTTCTTCACCTTTTCTGCGACGGCCAGCAGGTTCATCGTCACGGGGAACGGCTCACCCGCCCAATCTAGGTCGAGGCCCGCGCAGACCACACGCAGGCCGCACCAGGCAATCTCCCGCAGGACGGGCAGCACGTCGAGGGGCAGAAACTGCACCTCGTCCACGCACACGGCGTCGAGCTCCCCGAGGCGGGTCACCACGGTGTCGCGCAAATCCTCGGCCCCAGAGACGCGCACACAGGGCAGGGTGTCCCCGTCGTGCGTCTGCACCACGTCCGCGCCCGCGCGGGTGTCCAGCGCAGGGGAGACGACGAGCACACGCTGCCCGCCACGGCGCAAACGCTCCGCGCGGCGCAGCAGCTCGGTGCTTTTTCCAGCGAACATCGGCCCACAAATCACCTCGATCATCCCGCCACCCTGTCCGCGCGTTGGCCGCGATGCGCGCGGCGGGGTCACATACACGATCACGTCCTCGTCGAGTGTCATCGGTCCAGTGCCTCGCCACCGATACAGGCGCACTCCTGCCCACCGTCTGCGTACCAGATAATCCGCGCCGTCTCCTGCTGGCAGAACCGCAGGCAACGGGCCACGTCTGCGTCTCGGCGCGCAGCGTACTCAGCACCGTCCCCGTCGAACGCGGTGGGGCGGATACACGACCCGGCAGCGAACAGGGAAACGCCAAGAAGCATGAGGGCAACGTGCCAGAAGCGGATTTCGCGCATGGTGCGCGGGCGTGTACCACACCGCCGCTTGCTCCCGCAACGGCGTGACACGCGCCCGTGGCAGGGGTGCGTCCGCGTGCGATAGGGTGCGCCCCCCTCCCACGGCGGGAGGTCGGAGGCAACACAATGCGGGTCCAAGACACCATGTCCGCGTTCGCGCGGTCCATCTATCTGCACAAGTACGCCCTGCGCGATAACGCAGGAAACCTGCTCGAAACCGAATGGGGTCAGACAGCAATCCGTGTGGCGACCCACGTCCTCGGCGCGCTCGGGTACGCGCCCGACAGCGATGCCGTCCGAGAGACTGCCGAGGTGATCGCACAGCGGGAGTTCCTGCCCGGTGGTCGCTATCTGTACGCGTCGGGCAAAGAGTTTCACCAGACAAATAACTGCGCTTTGATTAGGGCCGAGGACTCCCGCGAGGGGTGGGCTGACCTGTTGGCAAAGTGCGCCCTCGCCCTCCAGACCGGGGCGGGCATCGGTGTCGAGTATTCGGACGTTCGCGCACGCGGGTCGCGGATTCGGCGCACTGGGGGCGTGGCGAGCGGCCCCGTCGAGCTGATGCGAATGGTGAACGAAATCGGCAGGGGAATCAGACAAGGTGGCGACCGCCGATCCGCAATCTGGGCGGGCCTCGTCTGGTCACACCCCGACGTGCCCGAGTTTCTGGCTGCGAAGGATTGGCCCGAGCATACCAAGGAGCAGAAAGCTAAGGATTTCAACGCATACGCCCCGCTCGACATGACGAACGTCAGCGTGGGGCTGGACGATGATTTCTTCGCGGCGATGGCCGACCCGACGCACCCGCAGCACGCGCAGGCACGCCGGGTGTACGCCGACACGGTGGCTGCGATGTTCCGCCACGGGGAGCCGGGATTCTCCGTGAACCTTGGCGCAAAACGCAGGGAATCACTACGAAACGCCTGCTGCGAGGTCACGTCAGAGGACGACAGCGACGTGTGCAATCTGGGGTCGGTCAATCTGGCTCGGATCGAGTCGGTCGAGAGGCTGCACGAGGTGGTGCGGATCGCCACGCGGTTCCTGCTGGCAGGGACGGTGTATTCCGACGTGCCGTATCTGAAAGTCGCAGAGGTACGCGCCAAGAACCGCCGCCTCGGCCTCGGAGTGATGGGCTTGCACGAATGGTTGCTCGCGCGCGGCAAACGCTATCAGCCCGATGCCGCGCTCGGGGAATGGCTCGCTGTGTACCGGGACGACTCGCGGACGTGGGCCGACAGCTGGGCCGATCTGCACTCACTGTCCCGCCCGGTCGCCGTGCGGGCGATTGCACCCACGGGCACAATCGGGATTCTCGCGGAGACGACCACGGGAATCGAACCCATTTTCTGCGCCGCGTACAAGCGGCGGTATCTGGGGCCGAACAACGTGTGGCAGTACCAGTACGTCGTAGACCCGACCGCGAAGCGTCTGGTCGATGCGGGGGTGGACCCTGACGCTATCGAGGATGCCACCACGCTCGCCCTCGATATGGAGCGGCGTCTCGCGTTTCAGGCGTGGGTGCAGGAGTACGTCGATATGGCGATCAGCAGCACGATCAACCTGCCCCCCTGGGAGTCGGCGGGGAACAGCGCGGACACGCTGCCGCTGTACGCCGAGATTCTGCTGCGGTACCTGCCCAAGCTGCGCGGGATCACCGTGTACCCGGACGGTGCGCGCGGTGGTCAGCCGCTCACCCCGGTTGCGTACCGCGAGGCTGCGGGACGCGAGGGCGTGGTCTACGAGGAAACCGAGGAACGCTGTGTCGGGGGCGTCTGCGGCGTGTAGCACGCAGGACTGACACGCGCACAGAAAGGGGGGAGCGGCCCGGGGGCGCTCCCCCCTTCGTTTTTTTGCCGCGTGTTGCGCTTACCTGCGGTGGGCGTCCGGCTCTTTTTAGGATTCTGATTCGTCTCGCGGAAACGCGAGTCTGCACAAAACGCCCACAGCAAATGCGTATGCGGTTTCCTCGTGGGCAAGCCGTACACGAAGGGCCTCTCTCCCAGCCCGTTCGGCGGCGAGACATCTTCGCGCGCGGCGTAGGTCACGCTCCAGCGTGGCGATTTGCGCGTGCAGCCGGGCAACATCAGTCTCGCGGGCGTACTGATCCGCCCGCATAGAAACCCCCGCCAGGCGCTCGTCTACCTCTCTGATTACAAGCCTGCTTCCGCGGTTGTACGCTGCCGCGCCCATCACTCCTCCGGTTTCGAGCGGCGCACGCACGCCGTTTTGCGGGCGTCCATCTCCGCGTCGATGTGCGAGATCACCTGGTGCAGTTCTTCCGCGAGCGCCGCGAGGTGTCGGATGCGCTCCGAGTGTTCGCGGTAGGCGTCGAACGCGGCGCGGTCCCCTTGTGGGTAGTAGTCCCTGGCGTTGACCGGGATCGCGTCGAGCGCGGTGGTGGCAGCGCGCACCGCCTCGTGCGCGGCGGTGTAGGCGTCGAGAAGCGTCTGCGGGTCGGTGCCGTTGAGATGGATCGTCGGAAGCCGCACGGTCTAGCCCTCCTCGTCGTCGTGCTGCTCGTAGGTGCCCGAGTCAGGCGCGGAGCACTCGTCGAATGCGGGCGGGCAGGGTTCCCCGGTGACGCGCGCGGCGATTGCACGGGCCTCCCAGGCCAGCGCACCGAGCGTGTCCGGGTGGCGGCAAGGGGCGAGCAGGGCGATCAGCGCACCGTAGGTGACGACGAGGGCGAAAGCGGCGAGCAGGGCGCGTCCGAGGATCGTGATTAGCGTGGTCATGACGTGTGTCTCCTGTGTGGGCTTAGGGGGCTTGTGGTGGTTGGTGGCGGTTACTTGCAAGGGGCGTTGAGGGCGTCTCCGCAGACCGAGCCGGTGGGCGACACCCACAAATCCTTGCCGCAGTCGGCGCAGAACACACAGACCGCGTGGGACGCCGACCGCTTCTCGGTGCCGACCCGGTGGCCGTGCGAGACGATCAGCGACCGGGCCAAGTCACGGCGGGCGAGGAAGTTGTCGAAGCGGCTCATCATCTTGCGGGGCATGTAGCGCAGGTCGGCGGCGGTCATTGAGGCTCTCCTTTTGATCGGGGGCCGCTCCATGCGCGCCCCCTTGACGAAAGTGAGTATGCCCCAGCGTGCCACACAACGCAACAACAATCGACAGGAGTCAGCGCACGCGGTCGGCCTCCCAGAACTCCAGCAGGTGTCCGAGCGCCCCGGTGAAGTCCGTTGCACCCGTCTCGCGCATCACGGTTTGCAGGCGGGAGACGAGGGAAACGTACTCCTCCTGCGTGTCCACATGCAGCACGATCTCCTTGGTGCCCGCACCGCTGGCATCCAGCAGGTCCGAGTCCCCGGAGCCAGCAGGGGCCTCCTCGCCTGCGTCCGTGGCAGCACGGTCGGCAGCTCGGATCAGTGCGTCCACCTCGCGGGTAGACCAGCCGATCCCGGCGAGGCCGTCCACGTCGCGCAGGTCGCGCAGGGCGTCCACCAACAGGGCCTCCTCCCACCCGCCAATCTCGGTCAGTCGGTTGTCCGCGAGCAGATACGCTTCCGCCTCGCGCTCGTTGGCGAAACTCACCCCACAGAGGACCGGGACCAGCCACTCCCCGTCCGTCTCGACCTCGATGCGGGCTGGGGGCTGCTGCCCGGTGCGACGCAGCCCGAGCAGCGCCTCCAAACGTCCGTGTCCTGCCACCAGCCTCCCGGTCGATTCGTCCCGCACGATGGGCGCGACGAAACCAAAGCGGCGCAGGCTCGCTTGGATCGCGGACAAGTCGTGCGCCTTGGGGTTGCGCGGCCAGCGTTCCACCGCGCTCAGTCGGACGTATTCGATGCGTTGCATGGCTACCCTTCGCAGTTGGTCAGTTCGGGCACGTCGCCCATTTCGCACTCGCCGCAGGCTTGCACCGCTTTACGCCAATCGCCCTTGACGAACACCAGCACGTTTTGGTGTGTTTTCCCGAGCTTGCGTCCTGCTGAGAACTGCCGCCCCACCCGAATCGGCAGGCTCCCCACAGCCGTCACCAGCACAGCCTCGTTGTAGTAGTGGAGGCCCGCTGCGCGGAACGCCTCTACGGTGTCACCAACGAAGTTGTAGTAGTGGCCCTTGGAATCGCGCACGTCACCGACGACGAAGCAAGCGAATCGGTCGGGTTTCAGCTGCGCGCAGGTCTTGGCGATGATTTCGCGGTACGCCTCGCGGAACTCTGCGTAGGGCATCGTGGACAGGTCTGCGGGGTCGTCCGAGTAGACCTCCAAGTCGGCGTAAGGCGGGCAGGAGAACACAAAGTCCGCAGCCACGTCGGGGCATACCTGCGGCATGTTCCGACTGTCGCCAATCCGCCACTCGGGGGGAACCAGCGTGCCTTGCGGCTGCGCGGGGGCGATAGGCCCCCCGACAATCCAGAACAAGTCACCGGGCTGGAGGAAAGGCAGGGCCTTGGCCTCGTAGATAGGGTCAAGGTGCAGGCCCTCCAGCACAGCGTCCTGTGCTGGTTCCTCAAAAGGCAGCGCGCTGTGGACAAGCGTTACCCGGTCGCGCCAGCCTGCGGGGGCGAGCTGGTCGAGCGTATCGCTTGGATCGCCCCCGACGCATACACCCAGCACAGGGGTGTTCATTTGACGAGCGTCCAGCCCATGCAGGATGCCCGCAAGCGTGGTGCCCGAACCAACAGTCAACACGATGCGCGGCACGTCAGCCGGGATGTTTGCGGTCTGCGCCTGCACCATCGTCACAGTTTTTGGGTGTACCGCACCGAACGGAATGTAGGCCCATTCCGGGGTTGCCTCCGCGTCGGCGTTTGCGCGCGCCTTGAGCACGGTCAACCGAGCGGGGGCGTGCTCTAGCAGCTCCGCGCCCGCCTCCTTGATGCGCTGCGTGTAGGGCGTCGGTGCGCCTGTGCCCGTGTGGCACCGAGCGGGAATCCCCAGGTGTTGCGCGACCAGCGCAGCGCGGGTGTTTTGCGGCGACGTGCGCGCACTGATGCTGATGAGTCCCGGTGCGCCTTGCGCCAGCAGCAGCGTTGCGCGGGCCTTGCCCCCGTTGGCTCCATTCACGCAGAACAAGTCCTCGCGTTTGAGCAGGTACGCACCCCGGCGCTCAACCGGGGTGAGCACGGCGGGGTCGGAAATAACATCCGCAGGCGGGCGTGTTGGCGTGCGCTGCGGAAAGAACGCGGCCCCCTGCTTGCGGTTTTCCAATACCTGCTCGGCGCGAAGTTCGACGCCCACATACCGCCGCCCGAGCGCGCCCGCCACGATGCCGCGCACGCTGCCGCCCGCGAACGGGTCCAGCACCGTCCCGCCAGGGGGGCAGAACCAGCGGTACGCCAGCTCGCACAGCACCGGGTCGAAAATGCTGGTCCCGGAATGCAACGTGTGCGGCCCTTGGTAGTAGTCTCGCTGAAACTCCTCAGTGGTAAGCGTGCGCCCGAGTTGTGCTTCAACTTGTTGCTTTTTTGCATAGTAATAAGGGTCGTTCCCGGAATCGCTGGTCATCAACACGCCGTTGACCTTAGATGCAGTCATACCCCCCCCCCCGTTTTGTTTGCGGGGGGGTTGCCCTCGCCGCGCATCAAGTCCTGCCCGAAACACCGAGCGTAGTTTTTCATTTGGTGCCCTTTGGGCGCTGCGCGTATTTGCCCGCGCGCCGCATGATTTCGCGCTCATTTGACGCTATCGCCCCGAGGGTGCTTTCCGCTGGGGGGGTGAGCCTTCATTGGGCTGGGCATCCCCGCCCGTGCGCGTGCCAGCGGCTCCGGCGACCCCCCCGTTGGAGCACCGCGCCCAAGCTCTGATTGGATGCCGAGCGCCAGCCAAGCGCGCTTGCGATCTTGCCACCAGCCCTCCCGCGCGTTCAGCACTGTGAAGGGCACGATTCCAAAACGGTCAGCCAGCCCGTTGCGCTGAAAATCCAGCGGGGGCGCAGCAGGGGTCGGGTCGGGTTGGTCTGCGGTGTCGGTGCTCCCCGTGGGAAGCGCAGCGAGCATCGCGGACAGCTCTGAATCCGCCAGCGCGAGGTCGAGCGCGAGGTTCGCAGCGTCGATGTCGGCCTCGATGCTTTTCACCAGGTCCGCCAGCAGTGCGTCGTCGAACTCACCGCGACGGTTGTTCATGGCGATGGTCAGCGCCTTGGCGCGGGCCTCGGGGATTCCGTCGAGGAACACCATCGGCCCCTCGGTGAATCCGATCTCGCGCGCCACGGTCCATCGGTGCTCCCCGTCGATAATCGCGTCCCGGCGTGCGCCCTTGTCGTCGGTGCCCCACACCAGCAGGGCTTGTGACGCCAGCCAGCCGTCCTGCTTGAGCGCGTGCCGCAGGGACTCATACACATGCGGAGCCATGCGGTTCGGATTCCAGCCGTTCGGGCGCACCGACGACAGCGGGCGCATCTCGACTGTCCCGACAACGGAACCGCCAGACAATGTGCTCACGAGTCCCCCATTCGCACCCGCAGGGCGGGGCGCAGATTAGATGCCTTGCGGTGCTGTTCTCGGAGGATGAGCGGGACCGTATGGTGCCAGTTGATTGCATGGTGGATGCGGTACTTGCCCGAGCGCGGGTCGCCCATCTCACCCGCGCGAACACACGATGGCGCATACATCACAGAATAGAACGATTTGACGTATGTCCCGCTGTCCAGATACAGGTCGGTCATACCGCCAGCGTTTGACTGCGTTTGGATTTGCACCAGTTTGGCTTGAAGCACTGTGAAGAACAGCAGGCCCCGACGACCTCCTGCGGTGTAGGTGTTCACGTCCTCGTTGACACGCCCGAAAAACTGGAACGGGCGCTCTGTCGAGCAGATAAACGAGTTCATCGCCTTGCGCCGCAAACTCGGGTGCATCGGATGCAGGGAATCCCCACCGATATGATCCCCGCCCTGGCTCAACGCGATGCTGTGCGCGGGAGTGCCCTTGTAGAAGTCGAGCAAGGCCACGAGCATCTGGTCCAGGTGCGACACGCGCGCGTACCCGTAGTCATGCTGCGCGCCAAAACGCAGCTCAAAATTGGTGTAGTCGTCGTCCAGCTGGATGAAGTATGTGCACCCAACCTGCCGCGCGAGGTCGAAGCAGGCGTTGCGCGCGTAGATGATCGCGCGGCGGTCGTTGAAGTTATCCCCCTCGTCGAAGGTCTTGGCGATCTCACGTTTCGAGAACATCAGCACGATGTCACCGAATCGGCGGCGGTACTCGTCAGCAGTCTTGTCCTCGTCGTCAATGACGATGTACACCTTGCCCGTGTACCCCGAGCGTTTCAGCGTTTCGTAGGTGTAGACACGATCCGGGCGTCCGTGCGTCAGAATGAACGCGCAGAAGTCAGTCGGCACCATTCCAGCCCTCCTTGTCAGCGAGCTGCCCGAGGCGTTCGGTCAGACGGACGAACCCGTTTTCGATGGCAGCGTTGAAGTCAATGATGACCAGCGCGGAGCGTTCCATCAGCGATTGGGTCTGGGCGTCTGCGTGCGCGTAATACTCCGCGATGTTGCGGAAGTTGAACACGGTGTGGCGCTCCGCAGCGAGGCGCAGAAACGACGCTACCTCGTCGGGGAGGCCCGCTGCGTCGATCTCAGCCACGAGCGCCTTGGTCTTGGTGTCGTCGAACAGGTCGCGCACAGGAGGGCGGTCACCCTTGGGTTCATAGATTGGAATCTTGATCTTGGTGGTGTACGTGTTGCCGTCCAGTGCTGGGACCGCTGCGGTAGGCGACTCGGGGGCTGCAACCGCGCCTGCGATCAACGATTCCAGCTCGGCAGGCGAGAACCCGACCACCGACAGGTCGAAGCGCAGTCCTTTGAGCGCGTCGATTTCCTGCGCCAGCAGGGCCTCATCCCAACCAGAGTTGAGCGCGAGCTGGTTGTCTGCGAGCACGTATGCGCGTTTCTGCGCCTCGGTCAGCCCGCGCAACTCGATGCATGGCACATCCACCATCCCGAGGTGCTGAGCCGCAAGCACGCGCCCGTGGCCTGCGATGATCCCCCCGTGCTCGTCTACCAGCACGGGGTTCGTCCACCCGAACTCCTGGATGCTGGCAGCGATCTGCGCCACCTGCTCCGGGCTGTGCGTGCGGGCGTTGCGTGCGTAGGGCACCAGGCCCGCGATGGAGCGCATGACAACCGGGCGGATTTCGATGGTCGGAGGTGTTGCGGGCATTATTCACCCATTCGCACCCGCAGGGCGGGGCGCAGATTCTCGATCACGTCGGGCGAGTGCGTGACCACCACGACACACCGCGACTCGGCCAGCTCGGCCAGCGCGCCGCATACAGCAGCGGCACCCTCAGAGTCCAGTGCGTCGAACGCCTCGTCCAACCACAGCGTCCCACCAGTGCGCCCGTGCGCGGCCTGGGCCACCTCGGCCAGCCCGAGCAGCAAGGCCACGTCGATGCGGCGGCGCTCCCCTCCCGAGGCGGCGCGGTAGCCGAACCCGCCACCAGCCCCGACGACCTCCAGTGCGATTGCGTCTGCGACAGCCCCGGATTTGCGCTCGGTGCTGGCCGACAGGGAGAGGCGCAGGCGCTCCCCGCAGATACGGTGCAGCCACTCGTTCGCCGCAGCCTCTACCCCCGCGAGTGCCGACCCGAGGACGTGGGCGCGCACCCCGCGCGTGCCGAGTACCTGCACGGCTGCGGTGATCTCCGCGACCTCCCGGCGCAGGGCCTCGACAGGGGCCTGTGCGGCCTCGTAGGCGGCGCGCGCGGTGTCGAGTGCCCCCTGTGCCTCTCGCACTGCTGCGGACACGCGCTGTGCGTGCCCACGGGCGTCGTTGGCGCGCGTCACCGCTTGGCGCAGGTCAGTCACCCGCCGTTGGAGCTGTGCGGACTCGTCGGCCAGCTCGTCGGCCTGGGTCTGCGCGGCGGTAGCAGCGGCTCGGGCTGCACGCTCGGCCTCGACAGCGCGAGCGGTGAGGGCGTTCGCCTCCCCGGCCAACCGCTCGACCAGCGCAGGCGGGATCACCTGGGCGCAGGTCGGGCAGGTGCCCACCGACAGTCGGTGTGCTCGGGTGGTGGCCTGCTCGGCAGCAGCTCGGGCAGCGCCCACCCGCTCACCGTCCCCGCGAGCACCTGCGAGGATTGACCGGGCCTCCGCTGCGGCCTCGTCAGCCTGTCGGCGCAGGCGGCGCATCTGCTCCTCGGCGTCGGCAGGTGGTTCGGGGACTGCCTCGGGCGGGGCGATGCCCTGCGCGCGGGCGAGCGCCGCCTCTGCGGCCTGCACCCGCCCATGCTCGCGCGCGACTGCCGTCTCTGCAGCGGCGAGCGCGGCCTCGGCCTTGCGTAGCGCCCCACGCGCAGCCTCGTGCGCGCCGTCGAACCGCTCCAACCCGAGCAGCGTTTCGAGCAGGCGTTTCCTGTCGGCATCTGCCGCCAGCGTGAACGTCGCGGCGTCGGCGCTCGACAGCACAGAGGTTCGCCGCCAGACCTCCAGCGGGCCGACGACGTGCTCCAGCCCCTCTTGGGCCTTGGTCGCAGTCTCCCACTCGACGGGGGCTTCCCCGGTGCGGTTCCACTCCAGCCCGCCGCGCGCGCCCTTGCGGGTACGGGTGGCGCACACCACGTCGGACGTGACCTCGACCCGCCCTGCGTCGTCGGGACGCCAAGGGGTCGTGCCGCGCAAGGTCTTGCCCCAGTAGGCAGTCGCCACCGCCTCGATCAGCGAGGACTTGCCCGACCCGTTGGGACCTGTGACCAGCACGACCCCGGTGCGGGGCAGCGTGACCGTCAGACGGTCGTGCGTGGTGAAGTTTTGCAGCGTGATGCGCTCGATGTTCATTGGTCGGCCCCATCGTCAGTTTGGTCGTGTGGTGTGCATTTGTTATGCGCCGCCGTAAATGCCCGCACGAGGAAGGACAGCGTTGACACATCCAGAGGCAAGCCGAGCCAGACAGCATCCCCGCAGTGCTCGCAGCGAATCGGCATGACCCCGGTCACGTCGGGGCACCCGGTCACAGGCACAGATTTACCCGCGCGAACGTGGTCAGCGGTCACGATTGTCCCCGCTGTGCCAGCACGCAATCGACCGCGGCGCGCTGCGCGGATTCCAGATCGGGGGCGGTGCCCTGCTGGCCGCAGGTACGCCATGCGAAGGCGCTGGCTGTCTGCTCGACAAGCATCTGGTGCCCGTCGAGGCGTCCCGTTGTCGTCATCTTGCCCCGATTGAACTTGAGTACCCACCCGATGTTCATTTGCGCTCCTGTTCCGCGAGGACTTTTGCGGCTGTGCGGACCAACTCCACCAGCCGCCCGAACGAGATGTCACCGTCGAGGTATTCGCCCACGGCGAGGCGGACATTTTCGTGCGTCAGCCCCGCAGCACGCGCCGATGCTTGGTCGGCCAGCTGCCCGTCGAACCATGCACGGTGCGCGTCCAACAGCTTGCGGCAGGCGGCGACCACCTCCTGCACGTCAGCGTCGTCGGGCCTGCGGGCTGCGAGGATGTCGAGGTATTCGTGGGTCATGGTGACACCACCAGACGGAGCGCGGGCCGCAGTCGTGTCGGGTCCACGAACCGCCGCCACCCATCGTCGCAATCCACCGTCACCGCGACTCCCTCGCGCCACTCGCAGGGTGCTCGGAGTACCCGACCGGGAACAATCGTGCCGTCCGAGAACCGCACCAGCACACGGTCGCCACCTCGGTATTTGCGGGTCATTCGTCCTCCCCAATCACGGACCGTATCTCCCGAGCCCACCATCGCATCCGACTGACCACGCTCGGTATTTGCGCGGCGCTCGCGAAGTCACCCGTGAACGGAACGTGCATCCCCTTGGACCCATCGGCATATGCGACAACACCCTCGAACAGTGAGCAAATCCCCGCCAACAGTCCGCGCATGGCCACCGGATTGCACCGTGCGAAGTGCTGCAAGATTTCCGCGTGTTCCTCCAACCGCCGCAGGTAGATGCCTTGCCCCCTCTCGGCCAGCATCGCATCGGTTGGCCGACTCGGCGCGTCGGTGCTGTCGATCTGGTGCGCCACGCACGTCACGCGGTCGGAACAGGCACAGTCGCCCCACGGAACGTCGTCGATTCTCGGCGGTTTCGGCGTCAGCCGATGGACACCGCAGCATGGGCAGACGGCAGTCACGGCTTGTCCTCCGGGATCGGCAGGGCACGAATCTTCTCTGCTGACGATGGGCAGTATCCGCAAACCATGTGGGAGCAACCAGCATTTGATCCTACGGTTGCCGCCGCCGCCTCCCGCATCGCCTCGGCACCGCGACGGTAGGCGTCGGCCAGCGCGGCGCGGGCTTCGTCGCGTTCACGGCGAGCGCACTTGAGGCAGGCACCACACGGACCACGAACGTCGGTGCCGTCCAGCTCGTTGCAACCAACACCGCGCAGGAACTGGACCTCGGCGCGGGCTTCGTCGCGCTCGTTTTCCAGCAGCGTTACCACGTCGGACAGACTGCTCGGATGCACCTCGACAGGCTCCGCGAGCGCGGCGTCGATGCGGGACCAGATGCATTCCAGTACGCATACTCCGTGGCATCCGTGCAGCACCCGCGCCTCCTTGAGCAGCGCCCGCAGCCGTTCATTCTGGCCGCGATTCGGGCCAACATTCTGTCCACGGGTCACAGCGCGCCCCCCGCGGCCAGAAAGCGCCGCGTCAGCGCCAGCACCGCGGCGCGGTCCACATCCACAGGCAACGTCATCGCGGCCACGTATCCAGCCAGCGCGGAGTCGAGCGTGTCTGCGCTGCGGGCAGCAGCGGCAGAGTCCCGCGCAGCGATGCGGGCCTCGGTGCCGTCCACCTGCACAGCCACCGCAGCGGCACGTCCCGCCGACACCAGCTGGTCGCCGCGTGAGCGGGCGTCGTCCACCTCACCAGCAGGCACACGAACGCGCGCGTACAGGTGCGTCCCCGGGGGGACTTTGGGCAGGGACAGCGCGCTCGGCACGTCCACGAACCGAGGCCCGGGGGTTTCGCGGCGTGTGGTGCGTAGGGTGATGCTGGTCGACTCCACCACGATCACGGAGCCGTACCCGTCGAGGCCCGGGTTGTCCCACCCGGTCGGGACCAGCGCGCCAATCTGCACGATTGCCCCGTCGTCCCACTCTTTGTGCGAGTGCCAGTTGCCCGCCACCACCACGTCAATCTGGTGGCGGCGCATCAGCTCGCGGAGCAGCTGCACAGGCACCGCGTCGTGGGCGTTTCGCAGGAATGGTGGGGTGTCCTCGTCAATAATCCCGAGGTGAATCGCCAGCACGCGCGGGCCTGTCGTGCAGGCAGCGACCTCGGCCACCGCAGCGGGGAGCCATTCGCGCGCGTCCCCGGGGCGGAACGGCACCAGCAGCAGAGTCCCCCCGTCCATCGGCACCGCGCGGGGGGACTCCTGCACACAGACGTTCGTCTCGGCCAGCACCCGCAGGGAGTTGTCTCCCGGGGTGGCGGATTGCATCTCGTGGTTGCCGAGTAGCAGATACCCGGCCTCGCCCACGTCGGCCAGCACCTCGCGGGTCGCCGCGAGCACCTGCGGCTCGGTCTTGCTGGAATCAAGCAGGTCACCCGCGATCACGACCGCGTCGCAGTCGCGTGCGGCGTGGAACGCTGCCCGCAGCGTGTCGAGAATCTGCGTGCAGCGGCGGTTGACCCCGGCAACGACAGGGCCTCCCTCGCGCTTATGGTTTCCGACGTGAACGTCCGCGATAAATGCAATCCGCATTGGGAGCCTCAGTTAGAACGGGATTTCGTTGTCCACAGCGGGGGCGGGCCTCTTGGCGGTGTGCAGCTCGTAGGTGCTCCCACTGCGCGACCCACGCAGGGTCAGGATTTCAGCCGCACGCAGCTCGACCACCAGGCGCGCAACCCATTTCTCGCGGTAATCGCTCGGGACCGGGCACGTGGAATCAGGGGAGGCACGGCAGATTGCGTCGAGCGCCCAATCCTGAATCTGCCCCATCGTGGCCTGCTTGGTGTCGGCCAGGTTGTTGATGATTTCCGACACTACGGCGTCCCGGTGCGGGTCGATCAGGTGCCGTTTGTTTTCGCCACGCCCGCGGCGCGTTTCCTGTGCAACCCTGACGTGCTCGGCCACCGCGCGGGAGAGCAGCAGCACGGCGGTCGCACGCACCCACTCGTCCTGCGGGACGACGAGTTGCACCTCGGGGGACAGCGTTTTCGGTGCCAGCTCCCACAGCTGGTCAGTCAGGGATTCTGGAATCTCAAGCAGCATTTGCGCTCCGTGCCTGGTGGGTAGAGGGAAAAGAACAACCGGGCAGGGGTGTATTGCCCCCTGCCCGGTTGGGTTTTTTCGTCCTCTGTGGTGCTACTCGTCCGAGGCCGTGGTTTCGCCTTCGTCCACAGGTGCCCCCGGAAGCGGGGCGTCGGGGGAGTCTACCCACCCGAGGCCGTGCCGCGCCTTGGCCCAGGCTTTCGCCCCACGCTCACGATCTCCGATTACCTGCGCGTCTTTCGCGTACTCCAGCGTCGTCCAGCAGTCGTTCCAGCCCGTCTCGTAGTCCAGACGCACACGAGCGGTGCGGTTGGGGGGCACGAGCTTGTTCTTGGTGGTGCGGATGGTGACGATCTTCCCGAGGTGCTTGTCGCCTTCCTTGACCGCTTTCCCGCCCATCAGTTGCAGGCGAATCGTCGCGCCAAACTTGATCGCGGCCCCACCCGGGGTGGTCCACTTGTCCCCGAATACCAGCCCGATCTTCTCGCGCACCTGGTTGACGAACAGTAAACAGGCGCGCTTCTCCACGGCGAGCTGGAGCAGCACGCGCACCCCGAGGCCCAACACGCGCGCGCGCACCCCCATCGCGGTGCCCTTGTCCAGCCCGTCCTCGACCTCCTGCCGGGTTGGGGTCGCAGCCACCGAGTCCCAAATCAGCAGAACGGGGCCGACGCCTGCGGGGACTGCCTGGAGGGTGGTTTCCATCTGTTTGAGCGCGTCCTCGATATTCGACGGCTGGAGCAGGATAACCCTCGACAGGTCCACGCCGAACACCTCGGCGCGCTCGGTCGAGAGGGCCTGCTCGGTGTCCGCCATTACCGCGAGGCCCCCGAGGGCCTGCACACCAGCGATTGCCGAGAACACCAGCGAGGATTTGCCGGTCCCCTCCTCCCCGTACAGCTCCACGAGGCGTCCGACAGGGAATCCACCCACGCCGAGCAGGTGACGGTCGATCAGCTCGACCCCGGTGGGAATCACCTCGGACACGTCGGTCGGTGCCCCGTCCTGCAATCGGAGCGCGGAATCCTTGCCGTGTGCGGTGCGGATTGCGTCGAGCAGGGATTGCACCACGTCAGCGGGTTGGTCTGCTTTTTTGCGGCCCATTGTGTTTGCCTCCTAAACGAATGGGGCGGGGGCCGTGGTGGCTCCCGCCCCTGTGTGGGTCAGTCGTGCGGGCGGCTACCAGCCCGCGTTGTTGTCGCCGTACACGTCATCCTCGACGCTGCGACCGCGGGGCTTGGCGGGCAGGGCCTCGGCGTCGTAGGTGCGCCCGCCCTGGTCGCGGCGCTGCGGTTCCTCACCACGCAGCATCGCTTCAATATCGGCCAGCGGCTTGACCTCGGCAAACCGCAGGAGGTCGGGCAGGGCGTCGAGAATCGACAGGTCGCCCATCGAGGACTGTTTACGAGCGGGCATCACACGGTATTCCGTGTCGCGCGCCCCGGTTCCCGTGCGCTCGATGATGATATCGAAACCGTTTTCCGGGTCGGTGTAGTCGCCCCCGGCGTCCTGGTCCCGGCGCAGCGCAATCAGCTGCTCGTAAATCGTCTTTCCGAATCCAAGGATTTTCACTGCACCGTCGGTGCGGTCAATCACGTTGGCGAACAACCGCATTTTGGGCAGCAGCTCAAACATCGCGCTGCGGTCCTCGGAACGACCCGACTTACGGAACTTGTCGGCTTGGTTGCACGCAGGGCAGACTTGATTGTTGTGCATCCGGGGGCAGGCGAAAACGACGGGTTTTGCAGCGGTCGGCAGCTTGATGAAATGCTGGTGAACCGTGACGAACGGGGTGCGCTGACCAAGAGCGGGCGGCAAAATGCGAACGACGTTGCGCCCCACCTTCATCTTCATGAAATCGCTGGAACCGCCAGCCTTGACCTGCTCTGCGGCCTTGTCGGCCTCTCCAATGTCGAATGATCCGTAGCGTGCGAGGTTGCCCATGTGGTTGTGCTCCTGTGTGGCGTGCGTGAATGGTGACTAGCGAGAAAGCAAACCGACTTTGCGGTCTGCGACCTGCTGACGAACGACCGGGTCAGACATTTCCGCGCGGGCTTGCTGGCCGAGGGCGACGAGCGCGTCACGCTTGACGCGCACAGCCTCGCACACGCCGCGCAGCCGCTGGTACTCGACCTCGGCCTCGATTGTGCGGGCGCGCGCCTCGGAGTATTCGGGGCGCAGCATCACGCCCGACTCCACCTGCGACTCGGTCGGCTTGCCCCCGGTTGCGATGATGTGCTCGCGCACCACAATCCGCAGGTTCGCTTCGGTTTTGTCCTGCTCCAGCTTGGCGAGCTGGTAGTCGCGCAGGGCGTCCGCGGCGCGGGCGTGCCAGTAGGCGAGGTCGGCAGGGAGGCGAACGAACTCCTCCTCCAGCTGCAACGGCTCGACGGTGACGGATTGGGACAGGTACTGATCGACGGACAGGTCGTGCAGCAATGCGGTGCTCACGGTGGCCTCCTTGGCTTGGCCCAACCACCGCCCCTGCGGTGGTCGTTTGTGTATTGCCCCCGCCCCCTGCGGGTTTCTGCGGGGGCGGGGTCGGGCGGTCACTTTTTCAGCTTCTCCAGACTGCCCCACGATTTGCCGACCTCCACATCAACGGCCAGCGGGCAGTCCCCGCACCACCGACTCTCCATGATGCGGCGCATTTGGTAAATCACCTCGTCGAGCGCGTCGTCTTGGCAGTGAATCATCAGCGAGTCATGGATGGGGAGCACCAGCTCGGCGGGCACCCCGTCTGCCTCGATCCAATCCACGATCTCGACAAGGGCGTCGAGGCAAATATCGCTGCCAGTGCCTTGAATCGGGGTGTTCCAACTCGCGCGCTCGTAGTGTCCGCGCAGGTACTCGTCCGGGTCCGCGATTCCCCACAGCGGGCGGCGGCGGGCTTTGCGACCCCGCCAAACCGTCCATGCCCCGCCTGTCGTGCGGGCGTCCCGCAAGCACCCCTGGATGAACTGCGCCAGCCCCTTGAAACGCCCGAGCACGGCGGCGCGCACCTTGGCAGCGTCGGCTACCGTGCCGCCCAGTGTCTCCGCAAGGGATCGGTCGTCTGACCCGTACAGCAGGCCGAAGTTCACGGCTTTCGTCGCGGTGCGGTGGACTTTGGTGACCTCCTCGGGTTCGATTCCCCACGCCTGTTTGCTGATCATCTGCGCCGTCCGCAGGTGGTAGTCCACCCCGGAGCGGAAAACAGCAATCATCTCCTCGTCCCGCGCCAGACCCGCCGCAACCCGCAGCTCCAGCTGCGAGTAGTCGGCCTGTACCAGCGACCACCCGGGACGGGCCGCAAACACGTCGCGGAGCATTTTTCCGCTTGTTGTGTCCCCGCGCGGGACTTGCTGGAGGTTTGGCGAGTTACAGCTCATGCGACCTGTTCGCGCCCCATCCAGCAGGAAAGAAGCGCGGATTCTGCCGTCTGGTCGAATCTCCTCCGCAATCCCCTGTGAATACGTGCCGCGCAGCTTGCTGATTTTGCGCCACGCAATCAAATCGTCCACGACCGGGTGCTGGCCTTTCAGTTTGTCCAGGGCATCGGCGTCAGTCGATGGGGCACCGCTGTCCGTTTTGCCGGGACAGCGCAGCCCCAACTCCGAGTACAGCACGCGCGCCACGTCGCGGGGACTCCCGGGTTTCCACGGGTTCGGGCTGGCAGTCACGAGTCGAGCCTCGATTTGCTGCTGCTCGACCGCCCACAGCGCGTCCACTGCCCCAAGACCTGTCGGGTCGCAGGGGACGCCTGCCTGCTCGATACGGCAGATCGCCAGCGTGGCGGGGACGACCAGCCCCTCCAGCACGTATCGCAGGGCCGGGTCGTCGGCGTCGAGCGCGGCTAGCTCGGACACGTACAGTCGCGCGGTCGCCACGGTGTCTCGGGCGTTGTACCTGAGCAACACGTCTCGGGGCAGGGACTCGTACAGGCGCGGCATCGACCCGTAATCGCTGCGCTCCGCGAACAGGTCCGCAGCCGCGGATTTGCGCGCGCCCTTGCGAATCTTGGCTTTCGCTGCATCCAGCGCAGCGCGGGCCTCCGCTTTGTGGCCCCCCATCCCCACCGTCTCCGCGAGGTCGTCCAGCGCGCCCGACGATTCGGCGTCCTGCACCTTGCGGAGCATCCGGGTGTCCGTCCATTTGCCCCGGGGCCAGCCGCCCAACCACGCGCGCAGGGCGCGAAAATCCGCCTTCGCGTTGTGCCCGACGACCGTGACCGCTCGGTCGCGGAGCAGGGCGCGCAGCGGCTCTGCCACGGCAGGGTCTGCGAGGCCCGCTCGGTCCCACACGAACGAGCGGTCGCCCTGCGTCCCAATCGCAATCGACAGCAGCGTGTGGTCGGGGTCGTCGATCACCCCCGCCCACTCCGCGTCGAGGGCCACCCAAGGCCACGACCGGGCCTCGTCGCACGCCGCCTGTGAGTCCGCAGCGGTATCGACCACCTGCGTCACCAGCCCCCACGGAGCTGCGGGGGCCTCGACCGCGAGCGCCCAGCGCAGGTCGTCCTCGTACCGGGCGCGCAAGAGCCTGTTCTTCATCGCGGTCACGGGGTCGCCCAGCATCACGACCGGGGTGCCGTCCGACAGCAGGGCGATCCCACGGCGCACGGTCAGCGGGAGGGCGCGACCGAGCAGTAGACGGTGTGCAGCCTGCCCCACCGCGATGATTCGCTTGCGCCCGGGCAGACTGCCTGCGGTGTACGGGCGGCAGGCGTGCAGCATCGTGTCCGAGGGTACCGACCCGCCGACTCGACACCGCATCGCGGCCTCGTATCGGATCGCAGCCCCACCCGCCCCGAGCGTGCGCGCGACCCACTCGGGCACCGTGCCAGCGACGACGTGACCTGCGCGGTCGGCAGCGTCGGACACCCCAGGTAGCACCACGAGCACAGGGGCGTCCTCGGGGCCGTCCCCAGGGGTGCAGATCGTGCGCGCAGTCGTGGCGAGCTCGCAGGCCGAGCAGTCCTTGGAGACAGAACGGGCGGGGGTCTGCTCGACCACCGCCCGCACGTCCCCCGTATAAAGGGGCAGAGGCGTCATGCCAGCCCCAGCACCGACAGGGTGCGCTCGATTCGGGTCGGCAGGTTGGCGATTTTGCCCAACAGGGGCACCTCGGGGGCGAGCCGCTGGCACTCTGCGACGAGGGCGTCCAGCTCGCGGATACCCTGCTGCTCGACCAGGTAGGCCACCACCTCCGCGAGTTTGGTCGCGCCGCGCAGGGCGTCGGCCACCCCGCCCGTCGCCGCCCCGACGGCAGCGTGGGGCGCGGGGGCCGAGGCAATCTCGGCGGGGGTCAGCACAGGCGACGCAGCGACGGGCATTTCCATCGACGCACCACGCGGGGGGAACTCCAGCGCGGGGTCGTCAGCAGGCGGTGAGTAGGCTGCGGCGACAATGGCGGCGACCTCGGGGGACGCTGCGGGGATGACGGGGGCAGGCGCAGACACCACAGGGCCACGCGGGCCAATGTCGGTGGGCACGGGGATTTCACGGCAGGGGTTCCGCTCAACGGGGGCGACTCCCGCCAGCAGAGCCAGCACAGGTTCGATTTGGTCGGAGGGGACGTGCAGGGCGAGCGCACCGTCTGCGTAGGTCACGCGGCGCGTCTGCCCGAGGATCGGGGCGTCGATGTCGAGGGATCGAATCAGTAGGGGGGTCATGGCTTGTGTCTCCGTGCCCATTGGTCGGGCGGTGGTGTATTGCCCCCGGTCACGCCGGGATTTTACCGAGGGAGGCGCGGGCCTCCTCCCACAGCCAGTAGGGGTCCACCTCGTCGGGGTCGATCTTGGGGGGCAGACGAACCGCACCCGCCTCGGCCCCGTCCACGCGCAGGCGCATCGCCAGCGCCCACCCCTCCTCCCAGGCGTCACCGTCCAGCACCACAACCACGGGGCGACAGGCCGCAGCCAGCGCGGAAAACTGCTCGTTGGTCGGTTTGCCGAGCACCGCGACCGCGTGCGGGTAGTGGGCAATCGCGTCGAACACCCCCTCGACCACGTAGACGGGTTCGGTCGTCTTTTGCAGCAAAGCGCGGTGGTTCCACAAGTTTCTCACCATACCGCTTGGGTACAAGTACTTGCGCTCGGCCTGTCCCGTGTAGTCGCGCGCGACGAACCCGAGCCACGTCTCGCGCTCCACGTCCAGCACCGGGACGATCACCCGCCCTGCGTACCGCCCCGACAGGCAGGCCCCAATCTGGCACTCGGCGGCGGTAGCGCGAGTCAGCCCCCGGTCGATCAGATACCGCCGCGCGGGGGCATAGTCCCGGTCGATTGAGTACGGCTCCCGCCACAGCGGGGCGTAGCTGTCCGGCGGGGCTATCGCCTGGTGCGGGGCGATTGCGGGCGTCTCAGCGTCCCGCAAGTCCTCGACCTCCAGATATTGCGGCCCACGCATCTTGCCTTTGATTCCGCAGCGAAAACACCCGTAGAACCCGGTCTGAACGTGAATCGACAGGCAGCGGGTACGGTCCCGCTTGCCCACGCGCTCGTCACAGAACGGGCAGTTTGCGCGCGCGTATCCCTGCCCGTTCGCTGCGGGGGCCTGCTCCAGCGCAGCCTCGACTCGCTGTTGGCGGGTCATCGGTTCACCGGGGAGATACGCCCCGTCCCGAAATCGCAGGGGAGGGGGCCGACTGTCACACGCGAGCGCCCGATACGGTTCTTGGCGACGTAGAACTCCATCTGCTGCCCCTCGTCGCGGGCGTTCAATGACACAACCAAGTCAGCCACGCGCCCCTTGTGCATCGAGTCGGCCATGTGGTTGAGGTCGAGTTTGCGCGAGCCTTCTGCGCGGTCTTTGGCGGCGGCGCGGGTAGCCTGCGAGGCGGTCCAAGCCCACAGCCCACGCTCGACTGCGAAATGGCGCAGGCCCTCGTAGACGATCTTCATGGCGTTGTACTCGTTCTGCTCCTTGGGTGCGCCGAGCTTGTCCGCGTAGTCCACCACCAGCAGGTCAACCGGGCGCTGTGCGGCCTCCTCGCACCGCTCGACCCAGATGCGGAGGTCTGTCACGGTCGTCGCACCAGGGGTCATGTACTTGGTCGTGAACGCCCCCAGGTAAGGGAGCATCCCCTCCAGCCGTTGCGCGGCGCGGTCGTGTCGCCCGTCCATAATCTCCGAGATGGAACAACCCGTGAGGTTGGCCTTGAGCCGTCCCAGCACGACGGCCTCGGGCAGCTCCAGCGTGGCGTAGACGACGTGCAGGCCGTGGCACAACGCCTCGGCTGCGACGTGCGACAGGAACATGCTCTTACCGTCGCCCGGGCCACCGACCGCCACCCCGAGGCTACCGCGCCCGAGGCCACCGTCGAGCGGGATATCGAGGTCAATCACTCCCGTCGTCAGCCGCTCCATCTGGCGGATTTTGGCAATCTCCGCAAATGAACCCATACCCAAGCGGGTGCCCGTGTCGAGGTCAACCTTTCCAAGTCGCTGCGATTTAGCGACCAGCTCCATGACCTCGGTCAGGTCCGCGCGCTTTCCGTAGGCTTCAATCATCTGCTGGAGGGCGTCGGCTTCCATTTTGCGGCGCAGTACCGGGGCGAGCATGGCAATCACGCCGTCCTCAGCGGGGACGCCCACGTCCTCCACACGGTCCAGCAGCTCGGACGCAGCCACGAGGTCGTTATGCGCGATTTTGCCTGTCGAAACGCCCGCGCGAATCTGCTGGAGCACAAGCACCGGGGAGTCGGGGCCGCGCCCCAGGTCGCGCGCCAGACGCCCACAGGTGGCGATCACCAGCCGCGCGGTGTCGTCGGGCACCAGCTCGGCGTCGATCTCGCGCCCGATCTGCGCCCAGAACCGGGGGGAGGCACAGCACAAGTAGGCAACCGCGTCGAGGAACGAGGGGTCCAGCTCGTAGGCGTCACGGCGTTTGGTGGTCGAGGCACCAGAGGGGGTCACGATTGCGAGGTTCGGTCGATTCACCACAGCCATTCTCCTCGCGCTGCCGCCTCGCGGAGCGCGTTCTGCTTGCGCTTGTTCTCGTAGCTGGCAAGTGCGGCCAGCGTCTCGTAGTCGTCCCCCGGCGGGGGGAACGTCTCTGCCACGGCCTCGGCGGTCGGCACTCCCCGGCGCACCAGCACCGTCAGCCGGGTGTATCTCCGCAGCAGCTCCGCGTGCGCTCCTGCCAGCTGAATCCGACCGCCGCGGTATTGGCACCACTCCGAGCGGAACCACCCCGCCTGCTCGGTCAGCCGTTTGCCTGCGAATACCCAGCGGGCCGCAGGAGGCTCGTCTCGGTCGCACCCTTTCGGGGTGTATTTGCGCCAGTAGTCGATTGAGAACGCCACCCAGGCTGCGGGCGGCATCTGCTCTTTCCGCATCAGGTCAGCGGCTTTGACCAGCGTCGAATAATCGCGGCGAGCGGTAACGTCCCCGCCCGTCCAGATGCGTTTTCCATATCGGGCGAATGAAGCGCCCACCCAGGCCCGCACCAGGAGCTGCGCGCACTCCCGGTCGCCAGCGTCCGCAGGCAGCGTCGGTGGGTCGGGAATCGTCACCGGGGGCACCACGCTCGGCCCCGGGTACGGCGGCAGCGAGTCCCACGCCGCAGCGAGGGCCACCGCTGCCCCGCTGCCGCCCACCAGCCCAACCCCAAGCCCCTCGGTCGCGTCCATGCGCTGCCTCCTCGCAG